TGATCTTGATGCCGTGGTAGACGAACTCATCGCCAAACTCCGGCGAACGGGTCGGGTACACGATGGCCATCTCGTGTTCGTGGCTCGTCTCGCCTTCCTTCAGGAACCAGCCGCATTCCGAGCAGCGTGGACGGCTGAAGATGCTCTGCCGCTTCTTGGGTGCTGGCGGCGGAACCTGCCCCTGCTTCAAGCTGGCCATCAGCGCAGGGAGAATGGCTTCCAGCGTCGACTTGCTGACGGCACTGGCGATGTCCACCACCTGCTGCTGGGTGGCGACTTGAAGCTGCGGCTCAGGCTGCTTCACTTCGGGCGTCTTCTTGGGGTCGCTCATTGAAGGAGTCCTTGTCAGGGTGCGGCGTTGGAGAGGACCATCACGTCGAAGGCGGCAGAGGCCGGGTCGCCCGCCGCCGTCAGCCCGCACTGCCGCACGATCACAGTGTCAGTCGCGCTCACACGGCACTGATACTGGTAGAGCGCCGTGGCGGCAGCGGGAGGAGTCACGATGCAGATGTCACCGGTGCGGGCGCCAGAGAGCGTCTGCGTGGCGGAATCGGCACAGGTCACAGCGGTGGCCGCGAAGTCGATGGTGTACGACGCGCGCAGCATGCGAGTGATGCGGTGTGTGGTCGACGGGAACTCCTTGTTCAGGCGGCCGATGTGCAGGGCGCCAGCGCGAGGGTCCGAGTTCGCCGTGCCCTTCGAGATGACGACGGCCTTGCGGTCGAAGATGTCACCCAACGTGCGGGGGTTCACCTGCGCGAAAGCGACCGTCGCCACGATGAACGCGACGAAGGCAGAGACTGCGATGAGAAGCTTGTTCTTCATGTGTGCTCCGAAGTGAGAAGGGGAGGAGCCGAAGCCCCTCCCCGACTCAGATGAATCAGGCGTTCGCGACTTCGAGACGGAGCAGACGAGTCTGGTCCTTGATCACAGCCTTGCCGAAGAACTTGTACCCGATGGTGCGCTTCTGCGCGAGCGGGTCGTCCTTGGTGGCGGTGTTGGGGCTGAGCATCATCTTCGGCTTGTAGAAGCCGCACCACGCGAGCGCGCTCTGGGCCACGATGAAGACCGGGTGGATGAGCGAGATGGTGGTGTTCGTCGACGAACCGACCGAGCCGGGCGGCTGAGCGCCAGTGGCGACCGCGAGAACCGTGACAGTCGAGCTGGCCGCGTTGTTGGCCGACACGAGGCCGAGGCCTGCGTCGGTCGTCGAGGCCGAGGTCTTGTCGAAGTACACGTTGTACACGTAGCCGACCGTCGAGGGCAGGACGAAGGTGAACGTGTCATCAGCCGCGCCGGTGGACGTGGTGTGGATGATGCTGATCGTCTCCTCGAAGCCACGGAGGAGATCCTTGCGGGTCACCTTGTAGGCGAACGAGGTGCTGTTGGCGAGCGTCCCGGCGCCGTTCGAGACGGTGACGGTCAGACCGGTGACGCCGAAGCCGGAGCCGCTGGCGTTCGCGATGGTCGTGTTGCCGAGGCGGGTGAAGCGCGGGATGAAGTTCGTCTCCAGCACGCGGAAGTTGAGCCACTTGCCGACTTCGGCCGTGAGCAGCTTCGAGCTGTCGTTGAAGTTCGCGTACGACACGAACGTTCCGTACGACACCGACGGCGACGAGATGTCGTTGACGATCTCGGGGCCGCACACGAGGATGTAGCCCTGTCCGCGGCTGAAGCCGGACGCCACTTCCTTCGCGTCACCGGCAGGGCTGCCGTACGCAGGAGCGCCGTCGTTCGCCAGCTGGGCGCGCGCGTCCTTGAGCAGACCGTCGCTGATCGTCATCGTCTCGTTGATGCTCTGGCGGTCCGTCACAGAACCGTCGCCGAAGATGACGTTCGTACCGGCGAGCAGGACGACGCAGATTTCGCGGTCCATGACGCGGGCCGCGTTGTCGGCGAGCAGGAGCTGCGCCTGCTGCATGACGGGGTGCTTCGTGGTCAGCTGAGCCACGTCGCTGATTTCGAGCCAGTCGCCCCACTGGTCCAGCGTCACGGTCACCTCTTCGAGCGTGAACGTGCTGGACGCACCAAACGAACCTTCGGTGAGGGTCGCCATCGGGACGTTCATGCGCTTGTAGCGCACCATGTACGCCGTCTTGCCCGCACCCTCGCGCATCTGGAGCTTGTCACACAGCGAGCCCATGACGAGGTTGAGGTACGAGCGGTCGAGCAGCTTGCCGACGAGGAACTTCTCCTGATCAGTGGAGAGTCCCGAGGAAGTCATCAGAGACATTTGGTGTTACCTTTCAGAGTGGGGAATCCTCGAACCCGTTGGTCTCAAGCCACTTGGCTTGGTCACGGAAGTCGAGGTCGTCGAAGCCCACCGGACGAGCCGGGCCCTGACGCTGCTGCGGTGCCGGAGCGGCACTGGTCATGACGGGCGTGTTGGGGGGAACGTACCCACGCACACCAGCCGTCTTCTTCTGGGCCTCCAGAGCGAACTCCCCGTACGCCAGCTTCAGGGCGATGTCGGGGCTGGTTCCGTGCTGGCGGGCGATGCTTGCAGCCTTCGCCTTCACTTCGTCGGGGATCTGCACACCCGACTGAGCCGCCTGCGTGTACACCTGCATCTCGCTCAGCTGGGCCGAGAACTGCGCCTGCTGTTGGGCGATAATGCCGTCGTACTGCCGCTTGATTGCCGCGGCCTGCGCACGAATCGCCTCCTGCACCGAGGGGTCGAGACGCTCGCCGAACTGCGCGAGAGGGTCGACTTCTGGCTGGGGCGGCGCGACGGGGGCTGGCGCCGACTGCTTGGCGCTCAGCTCCAGCACGCGGGCGAGCAACTCGTTCTTCTGTCGCTCACTCTCTGCGTTCCGGGCCGTCAGTTCGTCGATTCGCTTCTGGATGCCTTCATTGACAGCAGGCGCCTGTTCAGCGGGGGCCTGCGGTTGTTCAGCCTGAGCGGACGGCTGGTTCTCTTCCATGTTGCGCTCCTGCACCCGTTGCGGTTTCCCGCGCCCGGAGACGGCTTGTTGGGGTCACTTCTTGCGACTGAGGGTTGCTGCGATCTGCTCGATGCTGTTCACTGCGTTCTCGAAGGCGGCCATGCTTGCGACCGCCCTCACGACTTCAAGCTCTGTGGTGGCCGAGACTGCGCGGCTCTTGGCCGACGCTGCCATCTGGGCGAAGAGCTGACGGGTCACGCGCCAGCCTGCGGACATGAACATCGTCTCCAGCGCCTCCGCCTTGAGGCTGTCCGGGATCGCTTCGTCACTCATCGCCGCCTCCGAATCCCATGCCGCCCATCATCCCGGCCATCTGGTCGGCTCCGGCTCGGACGTTCATGAAGTCCTCGGCCTCTCCGGGAGCGACGGGGCCTGAGCCGCCGGGCGCCTGCTCCACCGCGCTCCGTGCCCGTCCGCCATCCTCTCCGGGAACGCTCTCTTCTCCGGGAATGCCGCCGGGGGGAGGCGGCGCTCCGGGGGCTCCGGGCATCATTCCCGGCATCATGGGCATCTGGACGACGATCTTATCGAAGTCGCGCCCGCCGATGAGCGTCGAGTAGATGAGCTTCATGAGCGGCTCCGGGTTCACCATCTTCCCCTGCACCTGAAGCAGCGGAATGACGCCGGGCAACATCTGCATGAACATCATCGCCTGCTGCGCCCGCACCTGCTGGTTCGCGGTCTGACTGGATGCGAGCCAGCGGAACTTGAACTGGCCGAGGAAAGCCTCGCGCGTGAAGCGGATGGGCGGCGCTCCGGCAACCGCAATCCACCGCTCGTCCTTCTCGTACTGCTGGCCGAGCATGTAGACCATCTCCATCGTCGGGATGAGGACGGCCAACTCCACGTCCTCGATCACGTCCTGCATGTCGGACTTGACGTTGTTCTGGAGAATCTGGCTGCCGGTCGCCGTCTTGCCGCTGCCCTTCGAGCCAGTGCCCTGAAGGATGGGCGGCGTCCCGAGGAGGTCGTTCATGAAGCTGACCAGCGTGTTCAGCTGCTGGTTGCCGTACTGCATCTGCTCGACGGGCGGGCGGTCCCACTTGACGCCGTTCTGCGGCTCCAGCGTGTTGATGACGCCGCCGGGCTTGATGACGACGTTCGCGTTCCCGACCAGTTGGTTCGGGTTGACGACGAGCATCGGGTTCAAGCCGTACGTCACGTTGTCCTGCGTCTGGTTGGCCGTGTCGTTGATGAGCGTCTGGAGTTCCAGACCCATGCGGCCGAGACCAACGCCATACGCCGAAGCGGGGCGCTGGTTCAGGGCGTGCGTCACGTACGGAGCGCGCTGATGCCAGAAGGGGTTCCGGGTCGCCTCGACGGGGATGCCGTTCACCAGCACCACCTTGACGGGGACCGGCGCCTTCTTCGTCTCTCCGGGA